GCTCCCTGTCCTATCATATTAAGCACCACCTGCGTATTTTACGAAGGAGGTAATTTAATATGTACTGGAATTAATACTAATGACACTTTAGAAATGGCTCTGATCAAAATTGATCAAGCTATTTGTGGTGTTAGTGGAACATCTGGTACGTCAGGTACTAGTGGTTTAACAGGAACATCTGGAACCTCTGGGACTCATGGTAGTTCTGGTACATCTGCTACAAGTGGTAGTTCAGGAACTTCTGGTACAACTGGTACTAGTGGAACCTCTGGTAGTGCTGGAACATCAGGAACATCAGGAGAGAATGGAGATAGATATAGAACTCCTTCCTATTCAACATTTGACATGTGCGATCCTGCATTAATTGTTGTTAATTCAGAATTAGCATATAGTGTAGGACAAACTATTATTATAGCCCATGATCAAAATAATTCATTTGAAGCTACAGTAACATCATATAATCCATCTACAGGAGAATTAGCATTTATAAACCCAGTTAATTGTGTTGGATCAGGAACTTATTCTTCTTGGACAATCAATCTTGCTGGTGCCTCTGGTGGGGATGGAAGTTCTGGGACTTCTGGAAGCTCAGGGTTAACAGGTTCACATGGAACAAGTGGTAGCTCTGGAACTACAGGTACAAGTGGAAGTAGTGGATTAACTGGTTCTTCAGGGACTGCTGGTACTTCTGGTAGTTCTGCTATTAATGGTACAAGTGGAACTAGTGGAAATAGTGGGTCTAGTGGTACATCAGGTATTACTGGTACCTCTGGATCAAACGGTTCTTCAGGTTCTTCTGGTAGTAGTGGTACACATGGTACATCAGGCACCTCTGGAGCTGATGGTGGTAATGGATCAAGTGGAACATCAGGGTCTCACGGATCTAGTGGTACTTCAGGATTAAATGGTACATTTGGTACCTCTGGTAGTAACGGTAGAAATGGAACATCAGGTACTAGTGGAATAAACGGTACATTTGGAACTTCAGGAAGTAATGGATCTAGCGGTACCAACGGTACTAGTGGAACTACAGGATCTAGTGGTACAACTGGTTCTCATGGAACTAGTGGCTCATCAGGGACTAATGGTTCTGCTGGAACTTCTGGATCTAACGGATCAAATGGAACTAGTGGAAGCAATGGTTCTTCTGGAACACATGGCTCTAATGGTACCTCAGGTACATCAGGTTTTAACGGTACTAATGGTACCAATGGAACAAGTGGTACACGAGGAAGTAATGGTACTTCAGGAAGCTCTGGAACTAGTGCTACCTCTGGTACAAGTGGAAGTAATGGTTCTGATGGTACTTCGGGAACAACAGGTACTTCAGGATCTAATGGTTCAAACGGTACATCTGGTACCACAGGAACATCAGGAACTACAGGTACTAGTGGAACATCTGCAACAGATGGTACTGGAGGTACAAGCGGAACTAGTGGTACAACTGGAACATCAGGTAGTTCAGGAACAACAGGAACCAGTGGTTCTTCAGGAGCTACATTTTCATATAGAGGAAACTCTACAAGTTGTATAACTCTTCCTTTATCATTATGTACAACTACTACTACATCCAGTACATCTAGTACAACTACAACTACTAGTACAACAATAGCACCATTATCGTGCACTAAGTGGACATTCACTGCACCAACTGAAAATCCTGGAGATTCAGCAACTGTAAATTATATAGATTGTTCAAATATAGAACAATCTGTAACATTGACTTATGGAGAGTATCCAATAGAAATTTGTGTATATTCAATAGTATCAACATCTTTATGTTGTGGAGCATTCTTAGGTGACACTTATGTTCCATGTAGCTAATAAATAAAACTAAAATAAAAATATAATGAGTTGTCCATCTTCTCCATATTGCGATTTAACAATTACTATCTCTTCAGGACTAGCTTATGGTCCTGGGGACTTTTTAATGTTATATTGTGACAATTGTAATTACATAAACGGTCAAGTTGTATCATATAATCCTTCTACTGGAGAGTTAGTAATCACTCCAGATAAATTTGTAGGAAGTGGTGAATGCTGTAATTGGACTGTTAACTTATCAGGAGTTCCTGGAGTTAATGGTACTAGCGGTAGCAGTGGTACAAGAGGTTCTAATGGTACGTCTGGCACTTCAGGTACTAGTGGTACTGATGGAACAGGAGGTACTTCTGGAACATCTGGTACATCAGCTATTGATGGTACTTCAGGCTCTAGTGGATCTTCAGGCACAGATGGAACTGGAGGAAGCTCTGGTAGCTCAGGAACTTCGGGAACTAATGGTACTGGGGGAACTAGTGGTACGTCAGGTACAAGTGCAATAGATGGAACTAGTGGAACTAGTGGGAGTTCAGGAACCAGTGGGTCTAATGGATCTGATGGTACCTCTGGAACTTCTGGGACTACTGGAACCAGTGGTACTAGTGGCTCTAGTGGAACAAGCGGTACAACAGGAACAAGTGGAACTGGAGGTACTAGTGGTGTAGATGGAGTGAGTGGTGGTAGAGTTTATTATTTTAATAATAGTCAAAACTCTTCTATTTCTCCATATAAAGCATTATCTACTACTCCTACAACAACTGGATTACAAACTGTCACTCTTACAATGGCTGGTAATCAACATGATGACCTTGTCCAATCATTTATTAGTGATCAATTTGGATTTACAATTATTCCATCAGGTGTACAGAGATTTCACTTACATGCAATGAAACCTCAAGCTAATGATGATATACAAGTTTACGTAACATTACAATTAGCTAATTCAACAGGAACTCCTTATGGATCTTTAATAACATCATCTCCTTCTATTATTAGTTGGAATGGTATGGGAATTATATCAGAAACTAATCTTGATGTAGTATTTCCTCATACTGCTGTAGCTGCTACAGATAGAATGATTGTTAAGATTTATTTTAGTAACTATGAGAGTACATCAAAAGTTGTTTCTTGGTATACAGAAGATAGTGAATATTCATATGTAACAACATCTATTGCTGCTGCAGCTGGAACTAATGGTACTTCTGGTACTACAGGGACCTCTGGTTCGTCAGGTACAACAGGTACATCTGGAAGTTCTGGATTTACAGGATCTGATGGGACATCAGGAAGTAGTGGTGTTAATGGAACCAGTGGAACAACTGGTACTAGTGGGTCATCTGGCTCTTCTGGTATTGATGGGACTAGTGGAACGTCAGGAATAAATGGTACAAGTGGCACAAGTGGAATTAATGGAACTAGTGGATCTTCTGGTCTAAATGGATCTTCAGGAAGTTCAGGAATAAATGGTACGTCAGGAACATCTGGTGTGAATGGTACAAGTGGTACAGCAGGTACGTCAGGAGTAAATGGAACTAGTGGTGTAAACGGTACTTCAGGATCTTCAGGGTCAAGTGGAATAAATGGTACCAGTGGTATTAATGGAACGTCTGGTTCTTCTGGTGTTAATGGTACATCAGGAATCAATGGTACTTCTGGAGTGAACGGAACAAGTGGAGTTAATGGATCAAATGGAACCAGTGGCTTTAATGGTACAAGTGGTGTAAGTGGAACTTCAGGAGTTTCTGGTACATCAGGTGTATCAGGCACAAGTGGTGTGAATGGAACATCTGGTAGTTCAGGAGTTAATGGAACCTCAGGAGTTAATGGAACAAGTGGATCTAGTGGTGTTTCTGGTACTAGTGGTACAACACCTACAACAGCAGTTTATGCAACAAATTCATCAAAACTATATTCAACAGATGCAGCTTATGCATATGGTAGTGCTAATCCATATTATGGATATTTAACTTATAATTCATCTGCTAACAGATGGAGATTTAAAGCAAGTCCAGCTACTCCAGATTCAGTTGAAGTTGCTTATTCAGATACTTCAGGTGATGCTGCAAGTTTAGGTGGAATTGCAGCAGATAGACAAGTTTTTGGAGATAATGCTAATGGTAGATCTAAAGGAATGAGTAGTGGTAATGCCAACACATCTGATAGTTCTAACTCTTCTGGATTTTATTTTGGAACAAGTGTTACTGGAATGCCTAGTACTGATTGGTGGAATTGGCTTACTGTAGCTGGAGGTTCTTGGTCAGGTTCAGATGGATATAGATGGCAGATGACTGGATCTTTTTGGAGTGATGACTGGAGACTTAGAAGAATGACTTCTGGTTCATGGAACAGTTGGGTATCTATATTGCATTCTGGAAATTATTCTAGCTATTCTAACTTTAGTGGAGCTGTATATGGAACTATTTATTACGATTATAATAATACTGGTTATTACTTGGATCCAGCGTCTACTAGTAACTTAAATGTGGTAGATGTTGCAAATAGATTGCAAGCACCATGGATAGGAGTAAATAACTCATCTAGTACTTCAGGTAATGGATTATCATTGTATGGAGCTAACTATGGGGGAGGTCAACCTACTTATGGTATAATGTTTGCTGGAACAGCAACATTTGGTACTTTTGGAGCTGTATCAGCAGATTGGGCTACATACTTTACTATGGATTCAACAGCTAATAGAGGTTGGATATTTAGAAATACAACAAATGGAAATGTTGCTTCTATAAGTAATTCAGGAAGAATAACAGCTACAAATCCAGGTGCTGATTCTATATCTACAGGTGGGTCTGTAGGAGTAGCTCCATTTACTGGAAATAGTAATGGAGGATTAACAGCTAATGCTGATTACTTTTACCCACTTATTCAAGGATATAGTACAACAACAGCAGGATATGCTAATACTACACAGTTTGGATATGTTAGACCTATTGCTAGTGACAATGGATACGGTGCCATTAAACTTACAGGAGATGGTGCATTATCAACACCTAAGATATGGAAATTTAATAATAATGGTGATTTTACTTCTCCTGGTGATGTCATAGCATACTCAGATGCTAGATTAAAAGAAAATATAAAGACTATAGAAAACGCTGTATCAAAAATACAATCTATAAGAGGAGTTACATTTAACAGAAATGATATTAACCCTGATGGAGATAGCACAATATATATGGGAGTTATAGCTCAAGAATTATTAAATGTAATACCAGAGGTTGTTAGAATTGATGAAAAAGATAAATACTCAGTAGCATATGGTAACTTAGCTGGATTATTTATCGAAGCAATAAAAGAACAACAAACACAAATAGAAGAATTAAAACAATTAGTTAACCAATTAATAAATAAATAATGGCAATAACATTCACATTCTTAACAGATGACACAATGAAACTGGAGATAGCTCCAGTGTTGGGAGAATTAACAGACGTAGTAACAAGAGTTAGATATAACTATGTTGGTATAAACGAAGATGGTATTGAAGGTGTCTTTATAGGAGCAACTCCTATGCCTCTTCCTACAGATACAGAAAACTATATTCCTTTTGCAGACTTACAACCAGAAAATGTTGTAGCTTGGTTAGAGGCTGTTTCTGATAAAGTACATATGCAAGAGCGTATTACAAAACAGATTGAAGCTCAAATAGCTCCTAAGTATGAACCAGTACCTTCTCCTTGGGCACCAACAACAACTAGTACTACCACTTTACTAATCTAATAACAAATGGCATTACCAAGTTCAGGACCTTTATCGATTTCTCAAATTCATACAGCATTAGGTAGCTCTAGTTATTCATTGCACACATTAAGTGTTGCAGCTGGAAAGACTACTCCTGATGCTATATCTGAATTTTATGGATACAGTTCACTAACTTATGTATATTTATATTATGGAAGTACAAAAACTATAGCTTGTAGTGGAGTATCAGCAGGATATTTTTATATAAATTCATCTGATTTAAGTACAGCAACTAAGATTTATACTAATTCAGGAGGAACTACATACGCTTCTACTGCATTTTATTCTGATGGAAGTATAGCTAGATCATGGAGTAGTAGTACTACTGTTTTAGCAGCAGCAAGTGCTTGTGTTATATGTTTTGTAGAAGGAACTTTAATAACACTTGTGAATGGACAACAGGTACCAATAGAAAATCTTTATGTTGATCAGTTATTAATGTCATCTAATATAAGTACATTAACAGATACAAATGATGTAGAAGAACTTTATAAATGGAATACTTATAATTTACAAGAATCAAGAATAGATTCTCCTATTATTAAAATTGAAAAACAAACTGCTGATCAAACTGTTATGATAAATGATGGATTATTAGAAGCAACTCCT